GTCGTGGTGTTCCACGTACCGGCCTGTTCGCCAGCGCCAATCAGCTCAATTCGTAGCGAGGGGGAATAAGTGCTTGCCATAATTATCCTTGCGCTTATTTTGCCACGACTTGCTCTAGCGCGGTAACTTTGGCGTTCAGTTCTTTGATGGCCTCAATCAACAGGGGTACCAAGCGCTCGTAGCGAACAGTCAAGTAATTCTCATCAATTGGGGCTGGAACCACAACTTCCGGCTGAACTGCTTGAACTTGCTGCGCGGATACACCAACTTCCAAAATCTTTTCGTAACCAAACGACTGAGCAAGCTCGTTGGCTTCGTAATAAAAGCCGTTGAGCGTCAGAACTTTAGCCAGCGCATCAGGTATGTTGCCGAGATTTGTCTTGAAGCGATCATCCGAGTAGTAGGCTGTGATGTTGTTGGTTGCACGAATCTCACCTGCTGTGGTGGATGCTGCTGTACCTACACCAACTGAATTGAACTGCGAGTTCTGTGACGTGCTGGTAAACGTAGCTGCTGAACCAGATGCGTTACCTGTCAAAGCGGCTGTAATTGTGCCTGCGGTAAAGTTTCCACTTGCATCACGCGCAACAATTGCAGACGCAGTGTTTGCTGATGTTGCTGTAGTAGCTGAGTTGCTGACTTTTGACGCCGTAGAAATTGTCGCCAGCTTTGTATCAACAATAGCGGCTGATGCGTTAATGTCTGCATCGACAATCACCCCGGCAGCAATACTTGTTGCATTGCCCACCGAGGTTACATCGCCTGTCAAGTTGGCGTTAGTTGTAACTGTTGATGCGTTACCTGTTAAAGAAGCGGTAATTGTTCCTGCACTAAAGTTTCCTGATGCGTCCCGGGCAACAATGGCTGATGCTGTGTTTGCGTTTGTTGCTGTCGTCGCTGAGTTGCTAACCTTTAAAGCCGTAGAAATTGTTGCCAGCTTGGTGTCCACAATGCCAGCAGAGGCGTTGATGTCTGCGTCAACAATCACACCAGCAGCAATACTTGTTGCGTTTCCATTGGACGTTACATCTCCGGTCAAGTTGGCGTTTGTGGTGACGTTGCCCGCTGTTAAGCCTGAAGCAGTGCCTGTCAGGTTGGTGGCTGTGCCGCTTGATGGTGTTCCTAGTGGCCCACCCGTGTCAAGTATTCTGACCCAGCTACCCCCGTGAGCAAAAAACATTGCCCCATCGGCATGGCTGTGAGCCACAGCACCATGAGAAGTAGACGCAGACGGGAAAGCCGCTTGATTAGCGTAATAAAACGGAATCATACTTCCGACTTGCGGGGCAGTAATTGCACCGTCGTCGGCCACAGTTACTAAACTGGTTTGAATGATGTTTCCGGCTGTGCTATCAAATCTTACAAGGGCGTTATCTACGGTAGTCAAGCTGCCAGTAATATCGCCGTATAAGGCCCGGTCAGATGGGTAAGTGACAAATACGTCTTTTGTTCCAGCAGAAAAATTTAACGCCGAAGGTTCTGTTCCAGAACTGTTAGACAAAACAGTTGTTCTGGCTAAGGTCGTGCCTGAAGAAGTGAACGTACCAATCCCAACCTCCCATTCGGTACCTGTCTGGGCTGCAATGGTGTAGTAGGTAGTGTTAGCGTTGCCAATTGCGGCAAAAGACTGAAATCCAGCCGATGCGCCAAGAAGCGTCACTGTTCCAGTGCCCGTCGTGGTGGTTGTTTCTTTTACCCGGTCTGCAATAACAAAAGCCATATATATCCTTGATCTGTCTCAACTAAAGACCAATTAGGTGTTTACGAAGTTTCTACCAAAATCCAATAAACGGCGATTACATTTCCAGCAGCGCCCGATGCTTGAACCCCGGTCAGTGCCACAGTTCTGGCCCCTACGCCAGCAGTGCCTACATTGCCTGTAGCTCCAACACCAGTAAGCGCAAACGATCTAATAAAATCAACTGTACCTGTCGCGCCCGAAGCTGCAACGCCGGTTAGAGCGGCTGGTGTTGCACTAGGAGTAACCGTTCCAACTTGACCGGAACCCACCAAACCCAATAACGCCAAGACTTGGCTTGAAGTTACAGACTCAACATTACCAACAGCCTGCGTACCTGTTAGAACTTCAGTCACAAGCCTCTCAACAGTTCCAACCCCTCCAGCAGCCCCTACGCCCGACAGCGCAACTACTACACCACCATTTGTAACAGTACCAACACTTCCAGATGCCGTTACATTCGTTATTGCTGCTTCTAAACCTGAAAGAGAACCAAGTAGTCCAGATGCAGCTACGCCCGTAAGAGCAACAGTAAGAGCGGGAGCTACTGTACCGACTAATCCTACAGCTTCATCACCGGATGTTGCGTCCAACTCGTTGTAGATTACTGTCCCAACTTCGCCAGAAGCTACTACACCTGACAGAGCAACAGTGTTGTTTTCTGTTACAGACCCAACATTGCCAGACGCAACAACACCCGTCAGGGAAACGACGACTACGTTCTCACCAAGCGCAGCAAACGGAGCCTGAGCAAATGCGGATATACCAAACATGGTCTACGGCTTGCGCCGCCTCCGCTTAGGTTGTTGCCAGACGCAGTAACGCGGTTGATGTAGTGTTAGAAGGCATTGTCAGTGTAAAAGTACCAGCAGTGATGGTTTGGGAGCCAAACGTATGGACACTGATGGCCTTGTTACTCTGAGTTGAGTTATAAATTAACACACAGTCGAATGCGGTTGGCAGTGTCACTGTGGTGTAAGTAAGTGAAGCTGAAGGCGTGAAGAACGCCACACCGGCAGTTGCCGATGTGTTAGTCGAAGTTGGAGCCGTAGCATTCGTTACCGTTACGCCGCCCGCCGTGTAACCCGTACCGGACACTTCGTTAGTTGCCGTATAAGCAGTGGTAGAGGCGTTCATCGTTGCTGATGCCAAATACAGCGCCGCTTTAAGCGTGTCTGTGGTCGGGGAAGTCAAGCTGGTGCGCGAGGTAAGCGTTGCGGTGCCGAGTTGATGCTCGCCAAGCATAAGCTGGCTCATAAACGAAGTGCACATTGATTGGGTATTTGCCATGATAATTCCTTAAAAAGATGCCACTGAGCTAGTGAGCGTTACAGTTTTCTTCAAAGTTACATGTGCAGAGCGATGAACAAGTTCGTCACCCTGCCAGTATTCAACCCATGTGGTGAATTCGTTGTCGTCATCAACTATACCCTCTTTTTTGTCAAGAAGCGAGTCGTCAATGTTGCCTTTGGTTGTGGTTACAAGCATGTTGGTCCTTATGAAATTCTAATTAACGCGGATGAAACTGTGTTAGCTGGCATCTCAACAACAAAGGTGGTGGTCGCCACCTTGTCAGAGCCGAAGTCCAGTATAGCAATCGCTTTGTTGCTTTTGGTGACGTTATAGATTAACGCGCCACGGGCCGTGAAATTGGCAGGGTTCCATGTGGGATTGGCAAAATCAACAAAAGCTGTTGTGCCCGAGATTTCAACCGTAACGCCTGTCAACACATTGCCGCCTGCTGTGTAGCCAGTACCGGATGTCTCGCCTGTTGCCGTGTAAACAGTCGTGTCTGCGTCAAGATTGGCTGTCGCCAAGTACAAGGCCATCTTGAGCGTGTCCGTTTCAAGGTCGTGAACGCCCAGCAAAATATCCTGCTTAAAGCTTGTGGTGAGCGTCTGGTCAAATGCCATATCAGATCACCTTTTGCTTGTACTGGCCGTCCCGATACGCATCTCCGCGCTCGAGTCCGTCACCAAGTCGTTTGGCCTGCGCCAGAGCTTCTGTGTACTTGCCGTTGTACAGGGCGGTCATGTCGGCCTCACCCTTCATGAACGTGTTTGCCTCTACCAGAGAGCCATACAGAAGAACAGGATCGTAATTATCGCCAAGCCAAGACGTGCCAGCCGTGACAATTGACTCAGGATAGTAGAAGTAATGCAGCTCTACGTAGTACCCGGCGTCTGGCGTTGGGCCAAGGATGAGCGATAGCTCGGTGGTAATCACTGAGTTAAGAACTGTTGGCCCAAACAAAGCGTAGTATTTTGGCTCGCCTGTTTCGTTTGGGGTTGGGTACGCTTGACGGATGAAGTTTACGTCTTTGTTGAGCAAGTACTCGTATGTGCCAGTGTCTAAATTTGCGTTGGTAACACCCGTCACCAAGGCCAACGAAAACACGGACAAGAAGTCGTTCGGCAAGGACACGTACTTGTTGTTGGCCGTTATCAATGAGTACTGACTCTTGCGAAGTGCTGGGAACTGAACGGTGTTAAAAATGCGTTCTTCGGCCTGCTCCACAAACACCGGAATGTTGTTTACGAAGTCAGTGTCAAAGTTCTGCGTGTAATCGCAGATCGCATCTGTTAACTGGGTGTAGTTCACGCCATTGGTCCCCGTGCAGTGATGCCTTTAGTGGCTGCGCCGTTGCCACGGGTCACTATGCCTGTGGTCTTCGTTGGCTTGTAATCGTTGCTGCGGTTGTTGCCCACAGACACGTTTAAATCCTTCATGTACTGGTTGTTGTCGCATGGAGGAATTACAGCCTTTGTTGGGGCTGGTTTGGTTTTGTATGATGTTGCCATTTCTGACTCCTTAGGTTACTGAGATTGTTACTTGACCCACCGCTGTAGTCAACACCAGATTGTTTGGCGTCAACAACTCGGTGAAGAAACTCGCACCTCCAACCGGATACCAACCCCACGGATGTCCCGGCTACCCCCGGTATTGAACCCTGCTGTGTTTACACCTGCCACTACATACGTTGAGTCCCTGCGCGGGTTGCGTACCGCCTGCGGGTCATCTACTGGGTACATGCCCAACTGAAGCTGAGGCTGATCCGGGTCAAAACAGGACGGACAAACCAGCAGGTTG